GGGTGTCTTTGCCGACGACATAGAGCGGTTCCTTCTTCCACATATCGAATTGGAATCGACCTTGACTCATTGGTGACCCTTCGAATGTAGAATAGGAACCTGCATATTTCACACCTTTTTCGACCCATTCGCGATTACGAGGGTGGATTGGTTGTAATTCATCAGTGGTATCGTATGTGACATTGGTTTCTACGGATTCGCGAACTTGTTCTGCAAATGACATTGCGATTTCATTACTGCGTTCGCATGATGCGTAATACATTGTCGCAAATATCTGACGGTTCAATTCAGCTGCTTCTGGGGAATCGAATGCAACACGGAAACGGGCATACACGTCTGCTAAACCTTGGACACCGATACCAATTGGGCGATGACGGAAGTTGGATAATGCAGTTTCCTTTACAGGATAGAAGTTGAAGTCGATGACTTTATTGAGATTCAACGTAGCAACGCGTGTGACTTCTGCAAGTTTCTTATAGTTGAATTGAGGACGGAAGTAGTGATAGAGGTCGTTGAAACTGCCAATGTGTTTTCCATTGATGAAGATTTGTGGAACTGTCTTGAATTGTTTGTTGCCGACAACACGACATGCGTCGCCGTCACATTCGACGGAACCGGATTCCTTATTGAGATTGATAAAGAAGTCTGCACGTTTTTCATTGTCATCGAGATTGATTTCTTCATAGGCAATTCCTTTTGATTCTAATAGGCGTTTTGAATAAGAGCAGAATTGGCAATTAGTCTTTGAATAGACTTGGACGCGTTGGATTGTTGATTTATCGAATTCTTCAACAAACGATGGAAGTGAAATGGACGCAAGGGTACAGCAGGCATACTCTTTGTGGTCTGAGTACTCCAGAACCTCCGTACATTGAGATGTGATAACACCATTAAAAATACCCTTATGTCGCTTTGGTTCATTGAAACAAAATGTATTGTCTCTGCGTTCTAATTTTGAAACCGATGTTATTTGTATATTAATGTCTTCAGTTGAATCATGATAACGGAATGGAATAATTTGCATACCTTGCAACAATTCACTTGCATGAATACATTCTTCTTTACCGTCTTGTATAATATAAAACTTGTGATACGGAGTACAGATTAATTCAGAACCGTCACTGAATTCGACTTTCATTAATTCTTGATTTTCGCCCGTCTGACGAACGACAACTTCACTCCATTCTTCTCCATTCCATACATTCACACGTTGGTCCTTCAATGTTTGAATTTCGATATGACCTTTATCAGTTAATATTTTTGTTTCTGGTGCGACACATAAGTTACTGGACTTTATGGTGCCATAGTTTTGTTGGTTGGACTTTAAGTTGGCTGCATCTTTGTAACAAATGTATGGTGTTCCGGTTTCCATTTGAGAACGTAAGATTTCTCTCCAGATATCACGAGCAGGTAATCGTTTGATGACCTTTGATGCATCTTTTTCATATTCTTCATATAATCTCTTATATTCCGCACCACATGCTTCACTTAATCCGCGACAACTATCGGGACACATTAGAGACCATTGTCCGTCCTTTTGAACTCGTTCCATAAATAAGTCACTCAACCATACTGCGTAGAATAAATCTCTTGCACGGGAATTTTCATCACCATGATTTTTCTTTGCGTCTAAGAATGAAATGATGTCACAATGGTGCGGTTCGAGGTACATCGCGAAGGAACCGTTGCGTTTTCCTGAATTATGAACGATACCCATGTCCGTTAAATAGTTGTGATTATCCATCATATTGAAATCATACACATCGCCGGTATAGTGTTCTTGTCCGATAGATTCAATTGGAACCCAATATAGGTTATCTTTGACGAAATAGTTTGCCGATTGTTCGATTGTATTGCGAATGTTCAATAATGGACCGGTGCCGTGGATTTCTTCGTGATATACTGGATAGGATAGATAATGGTCTGTTGTTAATTCAGATGCACTAATGTATGTCGGTGTTCCATCTTTCAAACAAGCATAGACTTGATGTTCCTTTGTTACGCGAACAGTTTGACGGACAATTCCGTGATGAATCGACAATATTTTTTTATCGACTTGATTAATTGCGACTTGTAATATAGGTCGTAATGAACCATCGATTGTATATAATCGGTCACCTATGCGACAATCTTTCATCTGAATTGGTCCATTTTCACCATAGACCCAAGTATCTGGTGTAAAACATTGATTTACGTGTCGAGCAACATCATTGAATACACGTAACATCGGCATAATACCTGTAGAACGACCATTGGTAGAACGAATTAATGCATTGTCACCTCGAACATCGTGGATATGAAGACCGATACCACCCGCCCACTTGGATATTTGGGCACAATCCGCAATCGCCTTATAGATACCACCGATACTATCTTCGACACCTAATAAGAAACACGATAATAATTGTGGGTGTTGTGTTCCCGCATGGAACAAAGTAGGTGTTGCGTGAATGAAATACTTTTGTGACATTAAATCGTAGGTTTCGAGACAGAGACGTAAGTCGCCACAGTGTAACCCGATAGCAACACGCATCATCATATGTTGGATACGTTCGACACACTTGCCATTTAGGCGAATCAAATAGGAACGTTCGAGGGTCTTGAAACCGAAGTAATCGTAGAGGAAATCGCGGGAATAATCAATGTAGGAATTAAGTTTCTGTTTATGTTCCATGACGAAATCGTATAGTTGCGGTGCAATTAAACGCGGATTGGTATGGACGACTTGCGAAATTGTTTCGGAAAAAGAAGGCGAAGTTAATTTATGATTATTGGAAATAATGATGCGTGATGCTAATTGACCATAAGATAAGTTATCGACCGAACGTTGGGTACATATTTCAGCAGCCAATTCGTCGAGTTCCGATGTTTTCACACCGTCGTATATTTGCGAACACACTTTCTGTGCGACTTCTACAGGGTCGATATCGGACAATTTCGGTGCCATTTCACACATGAGACTGATACGAGTAGTTACCTTGTCGAAGGAAACGTTTTCGTATTGACCATTTCTCTTTAAAACGCGCATATTGAATATTGATTATCGATAAATATAAATGTGCATATATCTGGATAGAATAAGCGCGGTATGTTTAGACTATTTATAGGATTTACTTTTTTTCACAATGTATGTTAAGTAATAGGTAACATGGATATCCAATTCATCGTCTTCGCGATTATCGCATTCATTGTCGTCATCTATTTATCATCACGCCAAATCCGTCACGCACGTGTGACCGTTCTTCGTCCAGATATCGGAACGAAATGTGCATTAGGAACGATTCGCGGAGATACATGTATGCGCAACGAATATCGTCCTTGTCGTCAGGGTTCTTATGAACAATGTACGAATAATGTACCACCGGCAAGTAAATGCGTTTGCTCGAATCAACGCGGTTTCGAATTATGTGAAAAGGATTTGCAAATATCCGATGCATGTTATATGAAAGAATACGACCTCATACCGAATCTCGATATCGAATCAAAGTATTCAAACGACGATACGTTACCACGCGTAAATCGCTATGTGGTTGAAACGACGCCACATGATGTGATTGATTAATCAAGAAATTTGATTCGAATATCCATGTATTAGTAGAACATCATCCACACTTATACCGAATTAGACTATTCCGTGCAAAATGTCCTCTGTAAATACTCCATGTAACTGCGATAATGAAAATTGCAATTATGTCAATACACATTCATTCACAATCAATATGGAACACATCGTTCAATCAAAGGATATTGCAACCACACACTGGAATCTGTCATCCTCTTACGAATATACACCTGAAAATTTCTATGTGATTTCACTTAATATCGAACGATATAGTCACTTTGCAGGTTTGTATGCATACGACATGTCTCGCGATTCTGTCGTATATATACCGATGAATCCGAAAAATAATCTCGAACTCGATATGAATCTCATCGTCGAACTCGGAAAAGTTTCACATTGTGGCGGTCATCTACAATGGGACCAATTTAACAATAGTAACAAACATGATGCTATTATATCGATCATGAGTAACTATTCGTGTAGTTGTTATAATGACCTGAATGACTGGCATGATTCTCATTCTTCATATATTTGTATGCACTGTCAAATCGTTCGAAGAGAACTCACAAAGTATTCATTGAAACGTGCGCTCACCATCGCCGAATTCATGACCTATCTATATTCACACGTCGAAACCACATACGACGACCTTATTATGAACATGGTCAATCATTATAGACGATAATTTAATATTTTAGACTACACCTTATAATACGTCCCAACTATATCGAATTTCCGCATATTCGTGCATACTTGTAAGTAACAAACACGCATGAATCCGAAATAGAAATTATTTTTTTTCAATTAAAAAAATTTAAGGTATGTATATAATAAATGAAGATAGGAACAGGAACTAAACCAAACTATCAAAAAAGTATGTTGAATGTGAATGATATTATACGATATAATGGTCTCGTTTATCGTGTTGAATTTATACAACAGAATGGAACAATGTACATCCTTCATGACATGGAACACGGTGTGCGAATTCCATGTATCTTGAAGAACCGCACCTATACCATATTGGTCAGTAAGCGTCTCAAAAATGACATTAAACGGTCCGTCCGTAATCTACGCCGATATTCCAAACGCAATGAACCTGTAAAACCGCAATCGATGCCGACATCTGATGTGCAACCAATCGAAAAGGTTGAGTTATCATCCGGGGAAACATCAAAGATACACATTGTTGAATCCTATATAACCGAACAAGAAGTCTCTTTGTCGGATTCTGATTCCGTCAATGTTGAACATGAGTCACCTATGACGGAAGAAAAAAAAGTAGAACAAGTTGTTGAAACGACATCGCATTCGGCTTCGACGGAGACTGCGACAACCGCATCTGCATATATGTCGTATTGTTCAATTATGTAATTTGCAATCTTATCCATTGAATTATTGTGTTCTTACTATAATTCAATTGATTGTCGAGTACAATTGATTACACATTAATTTCATCGACATGTGTGTCTTGAGGTTCGACGACTGCGTTCGGAATAGTCTCCTCGACGGGTATTTCATTGTTATAACACAAGTAGCGTATCGACAATGTGGTTTCACGTCCTAACCGCTGCGCACGTCCAATCACCTGTTTTTCGAGGTCACTGTTCATGCGATGGTATATGATAATCTCATCCGTCATCTGTAGATTCAATCCCGCGCCGAAGAACCGAGCATTCAATAACAGAACTTGTACTTTACCTTCACGGAATGACTGTATTATCTTCTGAATATGAACGGTAGAACCGGATAACATTTCATAGGATATACACGTCTGGTCCAAGCGGTCGCGAATCACATTGAATGTCCCGTTGAATTCCGAGAATACGAGGTATCGTTTGGTCGGGTTCATAATGAGTTCGCGAATCAAAACGTCGATTTTATCAAACAATACACTGCTTTCGTGTGATTCCGTCATTGCGGTCAATTGACTTTCCATATCAGTGATATCATCATATGCATTCGATACTTGTCGTTCATATTTACTGATATCGAGAATCAGATTCATCGAATCCGGATTGACACCGGCACGGCACATCGGACATTTCGCGCGACCATTCACGATATGATGGATACAGTTGAAACAGAATATATTATTACAACAATTCAATATCGTCGGTTTCGTACATGTATCGAGACAGACCGGACACGTCTTTTCACTACTCTGACAAATACGTTCCTTTATATTATGAATGCGTTCATCGACGAGTTTCATCTCGACCTTCAAATCATCCAATGATTTTTTTGCATAAGTGAGACGACTGTAGAGATTATGACTGTGACGCGCACGTTCATTCTTTTCGTTTTCTTCCAATACACCCTTTTCGCGTGTTTCCGCGTCGAACTTTTCACGTTCTATCCCGATTTCCTGTATCTGTCGTTGTTTCTCACTGATGCGCAACTGAATGGAATCGAACTGTGTCTGAAACATATTACATGCGGATTTTATGATATTCGTCTCGGAACGAATGGGACATCCGATTTCCACTGCGGTCTGGTCGAGGTCACCGGCATTCATTGCTCTCATAATGGCCTCGTCGATATTGCCGTTCAGTGCAGCGATGTGACTTGGTGTGTAACAACGGTGATACGATATCGTCGGACTTGGTAGCGACATCGAGTCCATGACGAATTCCGGATGATTACGAATCATGCATCCATAAATACGTGCAGTATGATAACCTACATTATAACTCGAACGTAGATAGTTCATCTTCGATTTCAACATCGTGCATCCGCGCATACCATCTGTTAAATTGAGAACGGTGGAATTATATTCTCCATGTGGAAAGAGTAGTGATGCCATCGACGACGTAATACACCAGGTCATCTTGCCAAATACATGAGTACATGACGGCAACTTAATACTGTCTGCTTCGTCAAAGATGACACGTTGGAATACGAATCCTTCGATTTCTTCTACATGTTCGCACTCGACATAGTCGCGGGTGGTTTGGACACGCGCATAATCGATACGGTCTCGTAATTTCCCGATTGTGTCGATAAACTGTTCATACGATTCGAAGCGACCTTCATTGAAATCCTTTGTGAATGTATTGAATGAATGGCGGATATACGATTCAATTTGTGCATAATTTGTGAATCGATTGTCTTCGACCAACATCGTTGTTCCGTCGGTGTATTCCCGTTTATAAGCATTGCCGTGTTCGTCGTATTCCATAATTGCATTATTATCGTGACTGTATTGATGTGCATAGACCCGCGTTTTCCGATTCGTTCGATGGCGTAGATTACCTGTTTTTGCAAGGTGTTCCATGAAATCTTGGAACATCGTTGATTTTACTAGGACGATATCGACCGAATTCAATGTCTGTATAATTGCATCGCGTGTATTTCCTATACCACTGATATCCTTTGCTCCGCCGACTGCGAGATGCGTCAGATTGGTATATCGACCTATATAGTTCAACCATTGGAAATAGACACCATGTGGAACGACGATAAGGTTCGATTGGAATTCAATACAGTCGTCCGCAAGAACAACACCTTGTGCCAATTTCTTGTCCTTGCGGTCTGTCAATTTCTGGACTTTCACGATATTTGACCACATCTTGACTTGGGGTGATTCTGCGATTAGAGCAAGCATACATAGCGATTTACCACTGCCGACATTGTCACAAAGGAACAACATATTATATTGGAGAAGACGATGGTTCAGATTTTCGCGAGTATGCATCTCATAGAGTGTTCGACGTTGATGCGGTTTCAGGGGGATTCGGACTTTCGACGGAGTATCCATTGCAGGACCGAATGGCGAAATCGTCCCGTTATGATGCAATAATGTGATATACATGGTTTCTGTTGTAGTGCTGTTCATAATCGGACTGGTGACGGTCGAATCCATGTATCGCGCATTCAACGGATTCATCCAGTCATAGTTGTGTGGAGGTATATGTCGATGACGGACGTTGCGTTCAAAGACATCTTCGTGATGTATCTTATATTCAATTCCCCAATTGTCCGGTGTAATCTGGTCATAGGATGATGGTTCTTTATTGTCATTGTGTATATTGCCTATCGTGTGACTTATTTGACTCATTTCTGATGTGTATAGTCTTGGGTATGTTTCGCGATATATGTCCTTTACAGGAATGCTTATCATATCTTTTATTGTCAAATTTATATCATCGGAAATACCGGTATTCCGGGTCAATCAAATTTAGTGAAAAAAACCCGATTTTACCCCTTTATAAAATACCCGGAATTTATTTACATGGATTTCAATTGCATGGAATCAAATTCGGCGAATTCTATATGCACATCACGTTCCTCCACAAATCTCCGTATTCGAGTCTCGACGTTATCATGGAACATGTTATTTGATTATAGAAATTCCGTTTCTTGGTTATTTTCTATAATGAAATCTACGCCTAATTTGATATTGGACGATAAGGTTGTCGTTTTTTATACTTGGGTCTAACACGTTCCTGTTCATGACCATGACCATGAACATGCCCATTTCCATTTCCATTCTGATATTGGAGATGATGTGGTTGTGGTTGTGGTTGTGGTTGTGTTTGCACAGGAGTCTGTGGTATATTATACCATGAATGACCATAAGCACCAGTTGTTGAAGGTTGGGTGTTCGTGTTACGTGCAGAATATTTCTTTACATATTCATGTGGAATCATGTGTTTGTATTGACGCGGAACCATAACTTGATATTGTTGGACTGCAGGTGGAATATAAGTGGCATATGTATGTGTATGCGCATCGCCTTGTGGATGAACGTTATAGTGGTGTTGGTTTTGATGTTGTGGGGTATAGTCACGTGGAACGTCAGAACCCATATTTTGGTTATTTAAGTTTGCATATAATTGGTATTCGCACATAACCATATTGCCCTTGATACCGGTTACATTCACTGCGATTGTTTTTACTTTATTTTCCGACATAGAAACTTGTTCGATCATTGTATCTTCGTCATATTCGACGTACTCTCCAGGATATAATTGGCGAAATACGTTCATTTCAGTTTTAATCCCCGATTGATGAACAAAGATATCCTTTTTCGTATGTATATCGCGAACCATACCGTATCCCTTTTTAGGTTGAAACCATAATACTTGACCGACTTGTCTTTCTAATACTGGCGACCATGAAAGTGTTGTATCAAAGGACGATGATTCTAACGGTGTATTCGGGTCGTATTCGTGGATTTGTGCAGACGGGTCTATATTTATATTTTTATTAAAATTTGTCATCGTTGTATTTTGTGGCATGTGTAAAATAAACGGACTATATCTTTAAGCGTGGCAACTATCGTAAAAATGTGAGCGTCTAGATACAGAGGATATATTCTCGACAGATAGTAATTGACAGATTATTGACACATGTATTCTGACGACGATGACTATATGGACGAGTCCCCTTCCTCCGAGATGAGCACGAAACGAATGATTCTATGGATTGTTGCAATCATTCTCTGTATATTGACCGTGTTTCACTTCCTCAAATGGCGGAATGGACAATCCAATGAAACGATTGCGATACAACAGCAGAGTATCGACGAAATTGACCGTATATCCATCGATTATATCGACCAACCACTCGTGATTGATATGATTGAAGACGATACCCTCGAATACAATATGTTAGAATATCAACTCTATTCGCCACTCGGAATATTCCGTCACTATATCGACGCAGATATGAACCAATTCACGTCAAATCCCGAATATGTCGAACGCCATTTCCACGGAGTATTTGCTATCAAACCCGACAGCGATATCGTTGTCGTCTATCAAACGCCGAACAGGTCGCATACATCGTTTATCGTCGTTCATCCACACAATATCCTTCTTATTCCTCGGTGGGGTGTCTGGCGCATCGAACCGTATGATAAAATCACAAAAGGTGCAAATACAACAAGCGAAAACGACGAAACGGTCGAAGAACCGCATACACATACGCCGAACGAAATACGCGTAGAAACCTACAGTGTCGATACACCATGGACGAAGACGTATCGATGGTTCGCGAAATGCGCTATCTACCTCGGATTCAAATTGTAATCGCTATGTAATCGCGAGAACGTTCGAGTTCATTTGGACTCATAATTATCAATGGATATAGTAACAAGTTCTATACATATAACAAACAATGGGTGGCGGTTTATTGCAATTACGTGCATACGGAACAGAAAATCTGTATTTGAATGGTAATCCGCAAGTCAGTTATTTCAAAATAGCATATAAGCGTCACACACATTTCGCAGTTCAACCCATCGAGGTCCCATTCGAAACCATTGACAGTATATCCTATTCGATGCCGACGCGCATCAAGATGAAAATACCGCGTAATGCCGACCTAATGTCTAAATTTTTCATCGAAGTCACCATCCCACAGGTCAATGTCACACGTGACAAGGCGCCATTTCGTTGGATTCCATACCTTGGAGCACAGATGATTCAACGAGTGCGTGTATTAATCGGTGGAACGATGATTGAAGAACTCACCGGCGAATTCATTAATCTCTACCATCAAACACATCTATCGAACGAACAACTCGCGACCTATTACCAACTTATCGGTCACACGCCGGAATTGACGAATCCGTCTGATGCATGGGGAAACTATCCATACGTCGATGATGCATTGAGTTCGACGAACACGGCAATGCCGTCGATGCCACTGATGAATGCTGGTTATAAACGTCCATATACCATTCCGGAACGCCGATTGAGTATTCCGATTCCATTCTGGTTTCACCGCAATGACGGATGTGCTCTTCCATTAATTGCCCTTCAATATCACGATGTCGTCGTCGAAGTGGATTTCCGTCCAATCCGTGAATTGTATCAAGTCGGAACGATTGAAACGGTCGATTTATCCGCGTCATTCATCGGTGCTACGGAAGTCGAACCGCTTACACAACTAACGCGCACTTACTGGAGACGACCGGTATCATCGAGTGTCGAATTCAAGACGTATTCGTCACAAGGATTTAATACATGGGCACTCATTCCTCTTGCGAATATACACTATATCTTCTTGAGTGCCGATGAACGTGTTGCCTTTGCGAAGTCGGAACACCAATACCTGATTGAACGTGTGCAACTCTATGAACAAGTCGGAGTGAAGAATCGTGTTGCCGTCGAAGTGGAAACTTACCATCCGGTGAAAACGATGTATATCGCATGTCGCCGTAATGACCGCGATGAGACGAATGACTGGTCCAATTATACCAACATCGACAATCCGGAGATGGATGTCCGAAAATACCAGTCCTATTTCTATGAAAAATCGAAGGAACTCGCGGTTACTACACCTTCCGCTGGTAATGCGTTCCGACGTCTCGGTCAATATCGAACGAACGAATTGCGAACGACGAATGTCAATGTCACTATTGATTTAACAACTTATACAATTCGTAAAGAAGAAGCATACACAACTTCGCAGATACGAGACTTTCTTGCGATGTGGGACCGTCGTCCATATCAGAATATACCGGTCATTAACAATGCGAATCATACCTATTACACGCCGGATATCATACAAACGACGGAGATTATCATGAACGGTAATCCATTTATCGACGCGAAACGTGCATCCTATTTCGAAACCAATCAGGCATTCTTATATCACACCAATAAATTACCATCGGGGGTATCGATGTATTCCTTTGCGTTGAAACCTGAAATGTATGCACCGTCGGGTTCGTGTAATTTCAGTGAAATCAACAAATTAGAGTTTTATCATATCATGAAAGACACTACGACTTATGACCCGAACGTAGCATATGATGTCAATATATATTTAATTCAGCAAAATGTGTTACGTATCATGAACGGTATGGGTGCACTGGTGTATGGTAATTAAAGGCAATTTTTGACATTCGTATATATACATTATATACTAATCGCTAAATTGAAATTTCGAAAATGGCGACCGAAGAATGCAAAACTACAAATACCCGCAAATGTCACCAATGCAAACAAACATTGGATATTTCGCATTTTACCGATAATGATAAAGTATATTCGAAATGTAATGATTGCCGTGAGCGTATCAATAACCGAAAACCAAAAAATTTATGTGAAGTATGCGGAATAAAAGCGAGATATAATAATCCTTTTGAAAAATTAGGCAAATTTTGTAAAGAGCATAAGGAAGTTGGAATGATCGATGTTACACGACATCGATGTCAGTATGAAGGATGTAACAAAATACCAAATTTCAACTATGACGGTGAAAAAAACGGCAAATACTGCAAGGGACATTCTCTTTCATTCCTGGGAATGGTTGACGTTACTAATTCACGGTGCCAAACTGAAGGTTGTAATAAACAACCGCATTATAACTATGACACTGAAAAAACTGGACTATACTGTAAGGAACATTCCAATCCTGGTATGGTAAACGTTATACATTCACGATGCCAAACTGAAGGTTGTAATAAACAACCCTGTTTCAATTATGAAGGTAAAACAAAGGGACTATACTGTAAGGAACATTCCAATCCTGGTATGGTAAACGTTATACATTCACGTTGTCAAACTGAAGGATGTAAAACAATACCGACTTACAATTATGAAAGTGAAACAACTGGAATATACTGCAAGGAACATTCTCTTTCATTCCCGGGAATGGTATGTGTAACTGCAAAACTATGTAAAACTGAAGGTTGTAATAAACGACCATGTTTCAATTATGAAGGTGAAACAAAGGGACTATACTGTAAGGAACATTCCAATCCTGGTATGATCAACGTTATACCTTCACGGTGTCAAACTGATGGATGTAAAACACGACCGACTTACAATTATTATGGTGAAACAAAGGGACTATACTGTAAGGAACATTCTCTTTCATTTCCAGGAATGGTATGCGTAACAGTCAAACGATGTCAAACTGAAGGTTGTAATAAACAACCAAAATTCAACTATGAAGGTAAAACAAAAGGAATATACTGCAAGGAACATTCTCTTTCATTTCCAGGAATGGTATGCGTAACAGTCAAACGATGTAAAACTGAAGGTTGTAATAAACAACCTAACTTCAATTACGAAGGTGAAAAAAAGGGAATATATTGCAAGACACATTCTATATCATTTCCTGGAATGGTAGATGTTACACATACACATTGTCAAACTGACGGTTGTAATACTCGTGCACAATACGGCTATTGTGGTCAATCCACGACATTATGTGCTAAACATCGTGATTTACACGAACATAAAAATCGACTATATATCAAACCAAAACGAACCTGTATCGGTAATGATGAGGAAGAATGCAAAGATATCGCAGAATATGGTAAGACTGAACCAACTCATTGCCATGAGCATAAAACGGAAGATGAAATTCATCTTGTCGCCCAAAAATGCAATAACTGATGCTAAAAATGGATTATATGGATTACGTCCATTTTCCAATTAAACCTATAGTTATATAGGTCAATCGATTTCATATAACTTACGTTATATTGGGTCATGCATCATTGACCCGTACTGGGAATAATATTTAATTAGTATATTCCGAGCACCATGAACATCTCTATCGAGTTCATAATTACAATTTTCATTTTGGCATTTATAAATCTTTGAACCACCGACATTGTTCCAAATATGACCACA